ATACCACAATGGAAACAGAGCCCTAGATCAAATCCTAGATCAGCATTTGAATCGATTGCTAAAGGTCTTCATAAAATATCCAGCCCTTGGATATTTTATATGGAAGAAGATATCCAATTGTCTTCGAGATTTGGAGAATTGGTACCGGAGGTATTAAATAAAATATCCGATGAATGTGGTGCAGTTTCTTTCTTTTCCCCGAATAAAACAGAACAAAAACTGGTACGATTAAATGGATCATCATTAAATGAAGCTGGAGAACCTTTTACTTACGCGCAATGTGTGGCTATGAAATTAAAAGTAGCTTTAGCTTGGAAAAACATGATTTTACCTTGGTGGGATGCTGCTCCCTCTGGTAAAAAACGAGCTCCGGACATGGCACTAGGAGATTGCTGTAAGAATTTGGGATTGAAAATTTTTATTTATTTGCCTAATTTAGTTCAGCACCGATGCATAGAATCCGGATTTGGCCATTCTAATCGTCCTAAGTCGTATACATTTATTGATGATTTGAATGATGTTTGATTGGAAAAATACTGAAGCCATCATTCCAGCGGTAGTATCTATTGCTAAACGAGCTGATTCTCTACAACAATTATTAGTGGATTTATCTATTCAATGTCCGGGGATTAGTGCTACAGTAATACCACAATGGAAAACAGCCATTAAAATAAATCATCGAAGGGCATTTGAATCGATTGCTAAAGGTCTCCATAAAATGTCCAGCCCTTGGATATTTTATATGGAGGAAGATATTAAGTTATCAACTAAATTTGGAGAATTAGTCCCTGATATTCTAAATAATATGGGTGATGATTGGGGTGCAGTATCTTTATTTTCTTTTAATTCAGATGATGTTCGGATGCTTAGATCCGGAATGCATTACTATGAAATAAGTTTGACCTATTCACAATGTCTAGTAATGAAATTGGAAGTGGCGAAAGCTTGGGAAAAATCAATTTTACCTTGGTGGGATAATGCTCCGAAAACTAAAAAAGAGGCTATTGATGCTTCTTTTAGAGAATGCTGTGAAAATCTTGGATTGAAAGTTTTCGTTCGTCTTCCAAATTTGGTCCAACATCGATGTCTAGAATCTGGATTTGGTCTTTCTCATCGTCCGAAATCATATGTATTTATTGATGATCTCGATTAGAATTTTCATTTAGTAAGGTTGTATATCAACCGGAGATTAATATGGCCGATCTACGCAGAATTGTTATTCCTGAACTCATTAAAGTTAATGCCTTGGTTGAAGATGAAAAGGGTAATCAGAAGCGAGAAGTTCAAGATTATACTTTTTACGATTATGTTGGGTATTTGATTAATACTCAAGAAGGTTTCAATAAAACTGGACCTGGGATCAGGGCTGGTGATCGAATTCTCAAGAAATTAGATGGGGCTAGAAATTCTGAAGATGAGGAGAAATCTATTACTATAGATGAGCCAGATTGGACTTTGTTGAAAAAGACTTCTGAAGAACCTCCACAGGGATATCCATTTGGACCGACCAGGCTTTTATTGTCGTTTTTGGATGCAATTAACGATGCAGAAAAGGTCTGATGAGTAACGGTGGTGGTTCCTGGGGAACTTCCTGGGGATATATCTGGGGTAGTGGAGGCGCTACTGGTGTCTCCACCCCCTGTGGTTTCGCATTCCCAATTTATCAAATTCCATTTGGTACTGTATTAGGTCGGGCAGAGCTCGAGCGTTTCACTGGAACTCCAGATTCCGGATTTTTAACTCTTGGCACGCAAAGTCCTGGTTTAGTATATTTTTCACCGGCTTTACTCGAGGTTCGCCCGAATAATCAAATAGATATTGATAGTTTTGAAATAATTACTCGGGCTTTTGAGATCTATGCCCAACCAAATCAAGAAAATAATAGACTGTTTAAATTTGGGCCCAATAGTTCATCTCGAACTAATAATAGTTTATATAGATCACAACCCTCTGAATATACTGCTGTTGGAACATTAACTCAGACTTTACCTCCTGGGCCAACTGTCGTATATGGAATATTTTAACTTTTGATTCAAAGGAATTAGAGAAATGTTTATAAAACCTGCGAAAATAGAACGCTTCAATCCAATGAGATCGGCAGTCGTAGGTTTTGCGATGACTGCTTCAGACACGTTCCCTACTTATAAAGGTGAGATTTTTTGGGAACTTAAACATAAAGATGGCAGAATCGAGAGAGGTCATTATGAAAATTTAGTTACTTTAGATGCCGGAGTTCTCCTAGCTCGTTTGATGAAGAGTCCTACTACTCCTAATGTGTCTGAGCCTGCTCATGGAGTTTTTGCATTGGCGGTTGGGACCGGGGATGTAGGTTGGGACCCTCTCAATCCTCCCCCAGCTACTAATACTCAGCGGTCTCTTTATAATGAGCTAGCTCGAAAACAAATTGCTAGTACAGATTTTATTACATCGACTGGAACTATCAGTGGCGTTCCTACCAATAAAGTAGATTTAACTACTGTGTTTTCTGAGTCAGAAGCTGTTGGAGCTTTGACTGAAATGGGATTACTCGGCGGGGATGTGAATTCGAATATGGCAGTTAGAAATCCAATTTTACCTGCTAATGGAACTTATGATGCGACTATAGATGTGACTGGTAAAGATATCCTAGTTAATTATTTGACATTTCCTGTGATTAACAAGCCCGCGACTTCAACCTTACAATGGACATGGCGCTTAACTTTTTAATTAAATGTAATTTTATGGATGCATATTGATGAATTAAAGCAATATTTAAATTTAGAAAAGACTAAACAAGAATTTGGTGAACCTAAAAACAACAAATCGGTAGTATATGTGATTTGTGAAGATTGCCAATCAGATAGGCAAATCACAGTCCAGTCGCTCAAGAATAAATTAAGGTCAGGTCGGAGAACTCGTTGTAATGTCTGTAGCATAAAGCATTCTTGGAAAAATCCAGAAAGAAAAATAAAACAACAACGAGTTTGGAAAGATTTAGAATATAGAAAAAAGCAATCTGAAATTAGAAAGAAACAATGGGAAAATCCTGAATATCGACGTAAACAAGTTATTAAAACTGAAGCACGTAGACATGATGTTTCATATCAAGAAAGGATGTCTTGTAAGTCTAAAGAATTGTGGAGAAATTCTGAATATCGAGAAAATCAGATAACAATCCAAAAACAATTATGGAAAAATGAGGAATATCGAAAGAATCAGGAAGCTTTTAAAACTGATGAATTCAAGAAAAATCAATCGATAAAACAACAACAGGTATGGCAAGATCCTGAATATCAGGCAAATCAGTCATTAAAACAACAACAGGTGTGGAAAAGGCCTGGGTATAAAAAGTATCAATCAGCAATTCAGAGTCGAGTTTGGAATAATCCGGAATATCGGAAGCGTCAGTCAAAATTGCAAAAACAGGTATGGCAGGATTTTGAATATCGGAAACATTTTGAAGAAATTTGGGGAAGTGAAAAATACCGAGAAAAATTATCCGAATCTTTAACAGAAAAGTGGAAAGATCCGGAATTTAGAAAAAGAGCTTCTGAAGCTGCAAAAGAAAGGTGGAAAGATCCAGAATTAAGAGAAAAACTTTCTATTGCAATTAAAAAGATGTGGGAAAGGTCTGAATATCGGGAAAAACAATCACGGGCTCAAAAAAGAAAATGGGAAGATCCTGAGTATCTAGAAAAAATGGCACAAGCCAGGTCTTCCCAACTCGGAAGAAGATCTTCTATTGAAAAAATTACTGAACAAATTCTTGGTTTAATTGGAGTTAGTTATGAAATAGAAGTATCGATCGGTAAATATAGATTCGATTTTTATGTACCTGAACATGATTTATTTATAGAATGTCAGGGAGAATATTGGCATTCCATAGAAGGCAGACCTGCTCGAGATGCGGCTAAATTTACCTATTTTGAAAAGGCTCAACCTGATTCTCAGATTTTATATCTTCATGAACGTGAGTTCTTAAATCCTGATTTAATAAAACGAAAATTGTTACTTTCCATGTTTGGGGATGGATTCAACTTTATTCAAAAAGAATTCAAATTTTCTGACCTGGTTATTCGAAAATTTGAACGAAAATCTAAAGAATCTCGTTTGTTCTTAAATTCATTTCATTATGCCCAATTTGGTAGATCAGCTAAAGTGATATACGGGGCCTATTTAGGTGATAAATTAGTTGCAGTTTGCAAATTCACTACACCAGTTAGAAAAGAAGTTGCCACTTCGATGAATTATACCTATTCAGAAGTTCTGGAATTGGACAGGTTTTGTATCCATCCGGAATACCAAAAGAAGAATTTCGCTTCTTGGTTTATTTCTCGTTGTTCCAAATTAGTATTTCAAGAGTTACCAAAAATTCGTTGTCTGGTGTCATTTGCTGATTCGACCT